CGCGTTGATCGGGTCGATGCGCGTGACGTTGTGACTGTCGCGCGCCCAGCCGATGACCTGAATCTGTTTGCAGTCTGGATGCGTGAAGTTGATCGTTGCTTGCGTGAACGTGCCCGACCAGATGTTGATGCGCGCAGTTCGCGCAGCAGGAATGCGCCACTGCAGCAGGTAATCGTGCGCAAGCTGAATCGTCGCGAAGCCAACGTTCGGATTCGGACAGTTCGGATGATTCGCTGGCACATATACGTCGAGATCGACTGCAAGCGTCTTTTCTGAGATCGTGATGAAATCTCCGCTCGCATCTTCGACGACGTCGATGCCTGTCCCAGCTGCGACGCGCTTGAAGCGCATGACGTTCGCAACCGCCTCTTTGAACCAGCCGGGGCCTGTCGCAGCCAAGCCTACATTCTCGCCCGTGATGTTGTCGGTCGGCCCGATCTGAATGACGAGCTGCGTCGCTGGCACGCGATCGACGACGAGCTTGATCTTGAACGCCTGCACTGCAGGACTCGCAGGGTCGATCGTGTCAGGCGGGTCTGTGTAGACGTTCGACGCTGAATAAAGTCGATCAGCTTCTGCGCCGATGTGCGCTTGAATCCCGATCTCGCGCAACGCGAACGCAGCTGGCGCAGCGCTCGACAGAAACGAACCCTCGACGAGAAGCACACCGCCGCCCAAGTCTGTCTTCGACGAGATCACGACATCCATGCGCTTGTTCACGAGCGTCGTGCGCCCATAATAGTCGCTGTCTTGCGTCGCAGTGCCGTCGCCGACGACGATCTTCGAGATTGTCAGCGTCTCGCTGGCTTGTGCGCGCGTCAGCATTGACTTGCCTGCATCGGTGAAAACTTGTTGTGCTAGACTCATGGATAGTTCCTCGGTTTTTCGCTTGTTCGATAGATGAAGCGCAGCATCCCGCCTGCCCACACGAAGTCACACTGACTCACGCGAGCGTAGATGATCGCTTCGCACCAGCGACTGATCGGCTTGTAGCGGCTGATCAGCGCCAAGACTTTCTGCTCGTCTGCTGGTGGGATGACTGCTTGATCAACGAAAATTCTGAATCGATAGCGATCGTGCCAATCGCCGATGCCGCGCTTCCACATCTGATTCGAATTGCCGACGCCAACGTCAAGAATGTCGATCACTGAACCGCCGCTGCTCGGTGTGAGCTGAAAAGTGTTCGTCGTCGCGCCGCTGACGAAGTAATAGACGCCAGCCACAAACGGCGTTGGCAAGCGACCGCCTACTGCAAGCGAGCCGACGACCCAGCGCACTTGCTGACCGTTCGTCAAGCCGTGTGCGTTGATCGTGATCGTGTTCGTCGAGATGTTGATCGCAGTCGTCGGAACTGAGCCGAGATTCGTGTCTGCATTGACTGTCGGATAGTTAGGCGGCAACGGGGACTTGTATTGGTACCACTCATCAAGCGACGCGCCTCCTTTCCAGTAGGTGTTGATCACCTCTTCGACGAGCGCGACTGTGCCCTTGCGCATGTGCCACTGGATGGAGTTCTGCACGAGCTGACGTCGAAAATCGAGCGGCTGTGTTGCGTCATAGAAGTCGACGTGAAACTGCCACGCAAGGATGTCGATGAGATTCGAGTCGTCGATCTGCAGAATGTTCGGAATCATGATCACCTGACCCGTCTCATCGATGATCTCCCACATCTGATTGTCGAACGCTTCACACGCGCTCTGCACCTGTCGGTCATACGAGATCGACGACGTGCAATTCTCGATCAATCGTGAGCCGCGCAGTGAAGTGCTCATGCGTCCTCCAGCCCCGCGTAGTTGATGACCACTGCCGGAATGCGCGCGTGAATCGTGAACGACAGACTGCTCGCTGCGCCGCTTGACGTGTTTTGCGACAGCGTGATTTGCGTCGCGCTCTGCACAGACAAGATCGTCGTGCCAGCAAGAATGTTCGTGCCAGTGATCGAGAGACCGACATCGCTCGACTTGAAGTTCGCTGTCGCGCTCGTCCAAATGGGTGTGCCGCTTGTGTTCGCGCCGTCACTGAATGACTGATCGGCAGCGGTGGTCGAGCACACCGCGAGCTGATCAAAATTCATGATCTGAAAGAATGGCGATGGCGAATTGATCACGATGCGCTTCGCGCCCGCTTCCAAGCAGCGCTTGATCAGCTCGTCGCCATTGAGATCACGTCCGATCGCAGAGCGCTGCCACTGAATCCAATCGTTCGCTGCCTGCTGCACGTTCGCTTGAATCGTCGAGAGCAGCACTTGGTTGTCGGTCAGCACGTAGTAGTCGAAGTTCAACGTGTAGGTGAACGTGCTCGCGAGCTTGACCGTGACGTAGTCAGTGAGCGGTCGTCGCGTGTCAGCGTTGCAGCTCGCATAGACCAAGTCCATGATCTCTTGAGTCGGCAGCACACCGCCATCCATCAACGGGTAAATCCAGACCTCGCCTGCGATCGCCGGTGCGCTGTAGATGACTGCTTGAATGATGTCAGGATGCGCGCTCAACGCCCAGAACTCATAGGCGTCGTGAGGTCCGCACGTGGAAAAACTTTCAATGGCAAGCCAGAGTCGGTAGCGGTATTGATCATCAGTCTCTTGATCACTGCCGCCTGCAGTCGTGTCGATGTTGCCTACCTGCAGCGCATAGGGCTGATTCCAGTTGATGATGCTGTTGACCTGCCCCGGAGCGAAGTCGTTGCCGATCGCGCCTGGAACGAGCGCCTCAGCGAGCACGTCGACAGTGAGACTTGTGCTGTTGATGATGCCTTCTGCTTGCGTCACGAAGACGACGTTGTTCGGTGCAGCGCATTGCGTCCCTTGCGGCACGACAGCGTCAAACGCGAGCGGTGCAGCAAGCGTGAAGCGCAAGGTGCACATCGCAGCTGCAGGCTGTAGTCGCAACGCGCGCACGCCGTAGAGCGCTCCGAGGTTGTCGAGGTAGTCGTCATGAGAATATTTGAGCAGGTTCTGCTTGCCTGTGAAATCGATGATGACGCGCTGAGCAGACAGCCAGTGACAGACGACGAGCAAGTGCAGTCGCACAGGGTCGCCCGGTGCGAGGTTCTTCGCGATGCCCGTCAGCGTCTTGAACGCGCTCTGGTAGTCAGCGATGACTTCGCTGACGATGACAGTCGGGTCCTTGACTGCAAAGTCGATGTCGGGCACGTAGTCGAGCCCATATTCGGGTGCGCCAGCGTTCGTTCCATTGCTCATCCTGCAGCCTCCAGTTTGTATTTTTTACCATCGACGACAGCGGCCTTGCCGGGCCACAGCTCGTAGAAATAGATGCGTCGCGTGTCGCCGTTGTTCGCAGTCAATGCTTTGTTCATCAGCTTGCAAAGACAATATGCCGCTTCGCCCGTCTTGTCATCGGGGCCGATCTCGCCCGTGACAGCAGGACTCGCTTGCTGCGTGTCGAGCTGCGTCAGTCGCGCTTGACAGCCCATCACCACGGGCGGCACCATTGAACGAATCTGAGGCGGGATGACGATATATTTGTCAACGTCAGCGTTCAGAAATTTGCCGCCGTTGTAGTAGGCGGTTTCATCCTGCGGCGTATTGTCGCCGTGATGATTGCCCGTCCCGTCAGTGCAAACGTCGAGATCGCTGACGAAACAAACATAGTCACCCTTGGGCGACGCATAGATGATCACGCCGCCGATTGTGATCAGTTCAGACAGCTGATGCTTTTTGATGTGCTGTGCTTTTTTCTTCGCTCGCGTAGTCATGGTTCAGCTGGTGTTGGTGGAACTGGCACTCGCTGTGCGCGCACCCATGTCACGAACGAGTCGTAGCCTTTCTGTGCTGCGTCTTCTGTGACGAAACCGTGGCCTGAGATCGCGACGACTGGTGCACCGAAGACACTGCTTGCGGGGCCGGTCATCGCTACAGTGACGACGTGCCAATAGAAGAGTCCGTTGCTTGCTTTGTAGATTGCGAATTTCATTCTGATTTTGCCTTTCCGTTTTGCATTTTCTGCACAGGCTTCAAGCCAAGCAGGAAAGTTGCTATCGCGAACCCGTAGGCGACGCCGCTTGAGTTCGTCACTTTGAAACCGAGAAGCTCCATGATCTGATCGACTGTCGTCGACGTCGACTTGAGCAAGACGAGCGCGACAGTTACCACGCATCCGCCAATGAAGCGCGTGCGATCGTCGCGCCACCAGTCAGAGAAAGTGAACGCAACAGGATGCGCCCGCCAATAGCTCATGAAAAGCGCGAGCATCCAGACGACGACGCAGCTGATGACATTGAAGACGCGATTCGGCCAAATCGGCAGATGATCAGTGCCCTGAGCGGTGAGAATGCAGAGCAGTTGAATCATTTCGCGAGTCTGTTTTTGCTGCGAGCAGGTTCGCCGTTGCGTTCACTTTGTTCGCGCAGCATGAGTTCAAGCTCAGCGATCGCGCCCGCGATTTGCTGGTATCGCGATTGACTCTGAATGACGCGCTTGTTGAACTCGGCTTCGAATGCGTTGTGCTCGGCGATCATCTTGTCATGTGCGTTGGTGTGATCAAGCAGGTCTGCTTTCAGTTTTGTGATGCGTTGTTCGATGTTCATCTTACTCTCCTTGCGTGAATCCATCCGTTTGAAGTGCATGTGCCAGCGCCGAATGCGGCGAAGCTCACCAGATACCACGTCTGGTTTGCGGCGATGCTGACGCGACGTGTGCCACAATCTAATCCAACGCCGACTGCCGAGATTTGAATTTGAGCATACATGTTATCGCTCGGCAGATTCGCGCTCACATCGCTCACACAAAAAATCCTGTTCGTGCAACCGGACGCGTTGAGGCTGTAACCGAAGCCGCCAAGCTCCCAGTCGCCGGGTGTGAGCGTGATCTGGCAGATGTTTTTGTAAACACTGTTGGTCATCGCCACACTCGATGCAGTCGCCTCGATGACTTGGCCGATGTCGCCAGTAGCCGCGTTATCATTCGTCGCTGAAGCGAGCAAATCGTCAAGACCGATCTGCACGTTGCCGACCTTAAAGCCTGCGCTCGCGTTCACCCAGCCCGCGCCAGGATCGGTTGTGTTGTTGACGCTGACGCCGTTGCTACCCCAGAGTCGCATCGCAGTCGAGAGAATGCCGCTGGCTACGGTTCCGAGATCGAGATACGACGTGCGCGTTGCATCTGCGACGACGCTCCATTGAGCTTTGATCTGCGCGAGTGTGCGATCAACAGTCGTGTCGCTCTTGCCTTCGAACGAGAGCGCAACGCCTTCTGCGTTCACGGTCGGCGTGCCCGTGTAGTTGTGACTGATGCGCAGCACGTTCAGCACGTTGTTGCCAGCGTCAGCGACGCGGATCGACTGCGCTGCAGCCATCAGCATGTCCTGCGCGTTATTCATTTCACTCGCGCCGATGGTATTTGCTGCGATCTCCGCTGCAGTCACCGCGTTCGCCGCGATCTGTAAATTGACCGTGCCTGTTCCACTGCCCGTTACGTCGCCTGTGAATGTCATTGTTCCAGCAGGCGGTGTTATCCACGAGCGCACACCAGCAGTTGTCGATGACAACACGTAACCGTTCGCAGATGGATTGCCGAGCGCCGGTTCACCGCCTAGCGCGGCGAGCATGTTTGCCGCAGTCTTGAGCACCGGGGTATTGAGACTGCTGATCTCCATGTAGGCAGCGACGCCAAGCGAATTGTTCGCCATCGTGAAGATGTTGCTGCCTAGCGCGTTCGCGCCCAAGCTCGTGCGTGCTGTGCCCGGCACGAGACTCGCAGAGCCGCCATCCCATTTCATTCGATCAGTGTAGGCAGAATCCCAGTTCGCTGAGTTCGGCGCTGAAAGAGTGACGTCACCAGTGCCTGCGTCAGCTCCATCTGAAGCGAGCGAAAGACCAGCGCCCGCGAGCAGCTTGCGAATGACTGCTTGACCTACTGTCGAAACATCAAGATCGACTCTTTGAACCGTGCCGTCTTGAACCTGACTGCCTCTGATTTGTGTGAGTCCCATGGTTACAAAGTTATGTCCGTATAAGTGACTTTGATCTTACTGCCTGTCGGTGGCGCAACTGCGAACGTGATCGTCAATCCGCTGATCGTGTAATCATTCCCCGCACCGGGCTCTTGCAGAATGCCGTTCAGAAAAACGTTCTCGGTGTTAAGTGGGTTTGGTGCGGACGGCATCACAAAGGTTGTGTTCGAGCCGTCAATAGTTCCACCCACGGCAGCCCGCCAGATGATGTTGTTCGATTTGACAACCGTGTTCGCTTTGAAGCCTAGCACATTGCCAGTGATCGCCAGAACGTTCGTGTCGATATTGACCTTGAGGCCAGCGCCGCCAGCGGGAGCAAGAATCGCGCCTGCTGCATCGAGCTTTACGTTGAGCGCATTGGTCAGTGAGAGCAGACTGTCGGAGTTGAAATTAACGCCAATTCCGTTTGCGCCTACGATGACGATGCAACCACTTGCATTCAACTTCACCTGCATGTTGTCGGTGTTGATCTGCAGTGACGAGTCGGCAGCGACGACGTCGATCTGCTGCCCTGTGCGCGTCATGCCAGCGCCTGCAGTGATGTCGCTCGGCCCGGGAATCTGCGTGAACGTGATCGCAGTCGTGTCGATCGTGCCGCCTTGATCAGCGACTGATAGCCAGATCGTGTCATGATTCGCAGTGCCCTCTTGCACGCTGATGATCTGACCGGGCACCTCAGCCCACGAATCCATGTTCGTCGCGCGAGTCCACGCGCCACTTGCTACGACCCACAGACCGTTCTCAGCAGCAGCAGTCTGATTTTTCAGCAGAACAACGTTGCCGACTGAAAGCGCGCTGCCGTCAATCGTCTGCGTGCCGCTCTTGGTGATGTTCGCTGTTGACGCGACGCGCGCTGTTGCTGAGCCGGTGACTGCGCTACCGAGCTGACTCAAGACCCAGCCGCGTGTCGCAGCATCCTGCGCGTTCACAGGGTCTGTGACGTTCTGAATGTAGTTCGTATTGCCAGCAGGCGCGCTCGGGCTTGCGGGACTCATCTTCAGCGCAGCGCTCATCGGGTTCGTGCCGTCTGCGCGCACCATGAGATTGACGAGTCGATCTTCTGAGATCGTTGCTGATTGAATCTGTTTGCCGCCGTGGATTTGTGTTGCGCTCATAGGAGGAGTTTATGGTTGAAAGTAGTCGACGCTCAAGCTGTCACTCGACAGTGGTGCGGCGACGAGCTGAAAAGTTTGCGAGCCAGTCTCCGTGTAGTCATCAGGATGACGCAGTCGCAGACCGCTCAAGAACACAGCGAGCAGCGTCGGCTTGTAGATGAAAGCTGTTGTGAAAATCTTGTTGCTGCCGTTGAGCAGCCCAGTCGGAATCTCGCCCACGACTGGCGCATTCACGGGAGCTGGCAGGATGTAATCGATCGAGATCGTGTCCGTTGCTCGCGGCACAGCGACGAATTGAAACTGCGTGCTGCTGATCTCAGTGTAGTCGTCGACGCGTCGCTGACGCAGCCCGTTCAAGAACACTTCAAGCGAGTTCGGCGCGAACGCGTTCGCAGCTGTGAAGATTTTGTTGATGCCGTTGAGCGCGCCAGTCGGCGCTTCGCCCATGATGTATTGCGTGCCTGCGACAACAGTGCCACCGGGAGGACCTGGTGGTCCCTGAGGCCCAGCGATGTTGCCTACTTGCTCCCAGCTCATCGCGTGCGCCTCCACGTTGCGCCGTCAAACTGCCAGACGTCGCCGTTCGACGTGTTCAAATACATGTCGTATTTCTGCGGCGTCACAGGATCGCCCGCGCCCTGCAGCCAGACAAAGCCGCGCTCGCCTTGCTTGCCTTGTGGCCCTTGAGGGCCTTGCACGGGCTGTCCTGAAACGATGATCGGCTTCATCGCGACGCCTGCTGCTGGCGCTGTCGTGCCGCTGAACCACAGACTGCCGCGCGTGCCGGGTTCGCCTGTCGCGCCCGGTGGGCCAGGTGCGCCTGCTACTGGAGAGAACACGGGCAGACCTTGCTGCACTTGTGCAGGCGCAGTGAAGATGTTCGCGACTGTGTAGGGAGTGTCCGTCCCGTAGATCACGTTGTTGATCTTCAGCTGAATGATCGGCTGCATGTGTCCTGCGAGCGGGTCTGCAGCGAAATCGATGTTCATCACTTCACAGCGCGGTTCCCATTGCGTGATTGCGTGCAGTATCGCGATCACTTTCAAGTTCGCTTCGTTGATCGGCAGATCGACGATCGTCTGATCGAGACCGAGTGTGCGCTCAAGCGCTGCGCTGTAGAGCGGCGTTGCGAGAATCGTCTTCACGTTCTGAAAAATCTCTTTGAACCCGATCGCGCCGAAATCGATCACCTCGAACGCAGCCATGTTCAGCGGCAACCCGTCAGGCTGCATGAACTGAATGCGCCAGTTCGCGCCAAGCTCTGCAGTGATTTGATCAGTGATTGGCATTTACGGTTGTATGGCTACGCCGCCGGGAATTTTGCTTGCTACTGCTCCAAAAAACGGAATGCCCAAAGGCGAGATGATCTGTTCAGTGAACGGAATATATTCTTGAAACGCAACAGTCAGCTCGACTGCGAGCAGTCTGCCGGGCGGCAGCCAGTTCTTGTGATGCTCGTCGATCGACGTGATCACGAACAGCGACAGCCCGCCTCCCATGGGTTTGCCACCAACGATCAGCGGCGCAGCTGTTGCGCTCTCGTGAAGATTGCGCCACAGAGCCAAGAGCGGAAGCGGATCGCCGCACCACGATGCGTTGAGATTGACGCGCATCTCGATCTCGATCAGATCATTTCCCGCCCATTCAAGCAGTGGCTTGCGCAAGTGAACATTGTGAACGCCGAAGCGGCCCTTATATTTGCGCTCGATGTGCTCGAACGTCATGATGCGTCCTTGAGCGCGCCCGAAGATGATTGCTGCAAACGTGCCTTCTGTCATCGGCTTGCCTCCAGCGCCGCGAGTCGCGCGTTCAGCTGCACAATCGTCGCTTCAAGCAGTTTGATTCGGTTGTCGAGCACGCTGTCGCGTTCGGCGAGTCCGCAGGATGCGTGAGGGCCGTCAGCTGCGGTGTGAATGCCAGTCGTGCTCATGTTGCCGATGTGCGTGATGTCGCCTTCGAACTTCATCGGGCCCTTGAGATGAATCTGCGTCGGCCCTTCGATCGTCACCGTGCCGTCGCTGTGAATCAGCACATCGCCTTTGAACGACAGCTGCGCTTTGCCGTCATTGTTCCAGACCGTGTCGCCTTTGAGCGTGTGCGTCTCAGTGCCTTTGCTCGCGTCGAACTGCTTGATCGAGCCGTCGTCATAAACTGTGTAGTCGAGCATCGGGTCTGTCACAGGCGGTGGGTCGTTTGACGTGTAGAAATGCCCGACTGCAAGGTAGTCGCCAGTGCCGTTCGATCGTTTCACCATCAGCACGTTCTGTCCAATGCGCGGCATCGCGAAGCTGCGCTTGCCGCCTGCGCTCACTTGCAGCATCGGAATCGGCTTTGTGATCAGCGGATTGCCTTTGCGATCGAGTTTCTCTGGCATCTGCACGCGCATGTTCGCGCCCTTATCAGTGCATTCGAGCTTCACGACTTTGCCAATCACGACTGCGTTGCGGTAACGGTTGTCTTTGCCGCTCACGAAGTCAGTTGCTGCGAGAATGTTTTTGATCGCCATATCAGTAACCCTCCAAGCACTTGTGAGCGATGATCTTCGTGTCGTATTGCGGGCCGAGCTGATGCTCGACAGTTTCTGCGAACCATTTGCCATCGAACTGACCGACGCCTTTCAGGTCGAACGTCTGACCAGCTGCGACGAGCGGGTTGCCAATCGACATCTCGATCGTTGCGCGGACTTTGTGCTTGTTCTTGTCGCGCGCCATCGCTTCTGCGAACGTGCTGTCAGTGTCAGTCGTCCAATCGCCTTCAAGTCCTGCGCGGGGCTTGCGCAGCCCACCTCCGTTACCACCATCGCCACCGCCCTCGCCGTCCTCGCCCGGGTCTTCGTTGCTGTCAGTGCCATATTCTGAGATGTCCTGATCTTCAGTGTTGAAGTTTGACTGACCGGTCATGCCGGTCTCCATCACGGAGAAGCTGTTGCGCGTGCTTTGCACTGTGTCGTTGATCATGATCTGAAAATCGCCTGCGCTCATGCGATACGTCGCGCCGCTCGCGGCGGCTGTGGCGTCACCGTAGAGCAGCGTGAACGCTGACGCAGCGCCCTCTAGTTCTTGCTCGTTGAAGATCACGATGTTGTTCTTGTGCACCTTGAGCGACAGCTTGTGCGCGTTCGCGTGCTTTTTCAGCAGCGAGAGACCGCTCTCTTCAGTCTGTTCGAGTCGCTTATATTTCGGGTTCGTGAGCGCTTGCCAATCCAAGACCATCATGTTCTCGCCTGCGATCTGAATCGCGACATCTTCAAGCGACGAGTTCTCCCAGCCGCGCGTTTCGTCTGCGCCCTTCAGCTTCTGATCAGTCGGAATCGAGCTTGCTTTGATGCTGACTGTGCTCTGCGGCAGCTGAAAATCGACCGAGTCAATCCAGAAGCGACCGCATTCGAGACTGAGCGCAGCTGCATTCGGCGCGAACCAGCGTTCACAGATGATCTCTGCGTCAAAATACGTGCCGACATCGGGCATCCAATCAGAGATGAAGCGTTTGTCACGATCAGCGAGCTGCAGCTGAAAGTCGTCAGCGTGATCGCCGTCGCAGTTGTCGACATAGATGCAGTTGAGAAAATACGGCGCAAGCTCATTGAACCAATCGCTGCCGTTCATGATGATTGACGGTCGAGCGAATCTGACTTGCGTGATCATCCTTGCATCCTCGTGATCTCGCGACAGCGCTTCCTGATCGCGAACAGCTCTTTGAGCTTGCTCAGAAACGTCTCGCGCCGCTCTCCAGAGCGCTTCCAGAGGGTTTTTCGCTCTCGGACGTGTCTTTGCAGCGCGTTCATGACGTGGTGATGATCGACGCCTTTTTCCACGGCACAAGCGGAATCGAAGTTTTGACAGGCAAATCAGGCACGATCACAGCGATGCCTGCAGGGAAGTGACAAATCTCGCGCAAGTAATAGTTCGCCTCGATCAGCTTGTGCATGTAGAACTCGTCAAAGCGACGCATCCCGTAGACTTTCAGCGAGATCAAATCCCACCAATCATCTTGCACTGAGACGTAGATGCGCGGCGGCGGTTTCGGCGGCAGCACAAGCGCCTTTTCGACAGGTCGCGTCGCGAGAAAAGTCGGTCCGCCTTCAATGACGGGCGGTGTCGGTGACGGGATGCGTGGTTGTGGCATTTCAATATCCTGACTCGTAGCTCAGACGTCGCTCTTGATACTGCGCCGCCTTGAATTGACTGATGAAGTCGCGCGCGAGATCACGCAGTCGCGAATCCATCGCACGCTGCTGTTCGTCGGTTGCGCCGCCGTGAATCGTGATGTTCGGCGTGAAGTTCATGTGCGTGCCGCCAGCGCCGCGACCAGTGAGCGCGCGTGTCGCGTAGTCGAGCAAGCCCATTGCTCTGCGACCACCGCCGAGAGGGATGACAGCTTCAGGGCCGCGCTCGCCGAGCAGCGCATGAGTCAAGCCGCCAACAATGCCGCCGAACTGCATCCCTCGCGCTGCTGCCAAGTAAAACGGCGGGGCATTCGCAGCAGCTGGTTGCGCTGCAGCGCTTGCTTGCGCGATGTGTTCTGCTTGCCCTAGGTATCGAGCACCAACACCGGGATGACTGCCGATCGTTGAAAATCGACGACCGAGAATGCTCGTGTGCATGTTGCCGCTTGCTGCTGCGCTGTTCGCGTCACGAACGAAAGCAGCGACTGACTTGTCGACGTCGTAGGCATTGCCGTAGGCCTGCCCGTGCGCGTATTGAAAGACGCCGAATGAGCCGCCCGGGTCGCTGAGATTCGTCGACTTCGGATTGAAACCTGATTCAGCGTGAGCAACAGAGACACCGAATCGCGCCCATTCTTCGGGCGTCCCTTTCGTGATGCCGAACTGCGCTGCATCAGGAGGCACGCCAGCTGGCGGGTGCGCTTTGAACTGAGCGAGCAGTTTTTGATAGAGCACAGCACCCTTCTGTTGCTGCTTCGTCAATCCCGCTGGCACGTTCGCTGCTGCAGCTGTTATGTCAGGCGCGGCTGTCGCTGCCGCTGGAGTCGCAGCAGGAGCAGCAGTAGTCGGCCCATAGCCGCGCATGTATGCTGCAGCCAAAGCAGGATTGCCAGCATACTTCGCAGGGATACCCGGCGCGCCTGCGGCGGCAACAGCACCAGCAGGACCAGCAGCTTTCGGTGATGTCGTCGCGCCAAGACCAAACTTTTTATAGATGAACTTGCCGAGCAGTCCGGGCGGCGTGTAGGCGAGCACTTTCGCAATCCCGTTCAGCAGCTTCAGCACGATCTTCAGCTCGGTCACGAGTATCTTGAGCGA